CCCAACACCACCAACACCATCGTCGTCACTTGGACGCAGCGGGCCTCTACAGGGGACCGTTACATCTTGCGCTTGACCAACATCGCCAAGAACGCCACGACCGACTTCACCCTGCTGAAATCAGCCAACCTTTCTTCCTACACCAACCGCTATGACAAATTTCAGATTGCCGTGGGGCCGCTTGAAACAGGCTCGTATAAGTATGAGGTTTACGATACCAGTAGCACGATTAGTGCAGCCGTTGCGGTGGTTGAAACGGGCTTGGCGTATGTACAGGTAGTTTCGCTCACATTCAACACCTACGCCAATTCCATCCAGTACACCGTCTTCGGGGCATCCGATGAGCGAGTGTTTGATTCCACCTTTGACCCCTCTTTCGCATGAGCGTACAAACTCGCAGTCAGTTGGTAGCATCTGCTGCCACCATCACATCCGAAACCGCCGCAGGAGCGAACACCGCCGCCCGTGTGGGTGGGCTATTCGACGACCTCGCAGATACCGCAACCTTGGACCGAGAGCGGGGCGTTGCGAACCTGTACCTTGACGAATCCAAGAACTTTACCCCGACCCAAGGGAGTGCAGTCAAGTTGACGACCCCACTCAAATCGGGACTGCTGACTGCCTACAACTTTACCCGCACAACCACCGCCATCACCTACACGGGGACCACAAGTGCGGCTTTGCGGGTGTCGGCAAGCATGGTATTCTCGCAAGGCAACGGCAACCAAATCATCATCTATATCGCCAAGAACGGAACCATCATTCCGCAGTCCATGACTGACATCACCACGGGCCACAACAACGGCCACGCCATCTTCACGGAAGCCGTCCTGCAAGGTGCGGTCAATGACGAATTTACCATCTACATCAACGCCGTGAACGATGCCGCAAATATCACGATTTCGGCCCTCAACTTTACCGTACACACCCTATGAGCAGCGTCAAACAATCGTTCACCCAATGGCTTGGGATTGAGCATAAAGTCCCCGTCATGTTGGAGAACAAAGCGGGCAAATACATTACCTACGGGGCGTTCAATGAATACCCATATTACCTGCTGGACAACTACCGCCGAAGTAGCAAGCACAACGCTATCGTCAACGGGAAGGTGAACTACATCGTGGGCGGTGGATGGCAACCTGGGGAGAAGATGACCGTGGAGCAGCAGGCCCGCTACGCCAAGTTTTTTGACGGACTATCCGAGCATGACGACCTAAACGACATCACCGAGAAACTCGTCCTTGACTTGGAACTATTCAACGGGTTTGCCGTTGCCGTGACTTGGAACAAGATGGGAACCATTGCGAAAATGGAACACATCCCCTTCGAAAAGATTCGTGTGGACAAGGACGAGCGGATGTTCCAAGTGGCCGACTGGTACGACGATGCAATGATTCAACTCTACCCCAAAATCGGCGATGTAGAGAAAATCCCCGCATTTGATGCAGACAATCGCATCGGCAAGCAACTGTTCTACTATCGGGTCTATGCCGCAGGTGTGAAGTCCTATCCCCTCCCCGAATACATGGGGGGGTTAGCATATATTGAAGCGGACTGTCAAATTGCCAACTTTCACAACAATAACCTCCGCAACAACTTTTGGGGCGGGTATTTAATCAACTTCAACAACGGAATCCCGACACCCGAAGAGCAAGGCGATATTGAGCGTCAAATCAAGCGCAAGTTTTCGGGGACCGACAATGCGGGCCGATTCGTTGTGACTTTTAATGATGATGTCAGCAAAGCCCCGACGCTTGAACCGCTCACGCCGTCCGATATGGACAAGCAGTTCGAAATTTTGAACAAAACCGTGCAGCAGGAAATCTTCATTTCGCACAGGGTCGTGAACCCCATGCTCTTTGGAGTTAAGACTGAAGGCCAACTGGGAGGCAGGCAGGAACTGGTTGAGGCGTACGAACTATTCAAGGCTACCTATGTGAACGACCGTGTTCGCAAGGTGGAGCGGATGATTAACTACTTGGGTTCGTTCAACGGCGTGGAGGGGATGGAATTGATTCCCGTGGAACCCATCACCGAGCGTCTATCCGAGCAAGCCCTGCTCACCATTATGACCCCCGAAGAATTACGGGAAAAAGCGGGCCTCCCTGCGTTGGAAAAACAACCCGCCGATGTGGTCGGACCCAATCATCAACCCGACGAGGTTCCACAAACGCCTGCACAACTAAGCAACGACAACATCAAGAAATTGTCGGGCCGTGAGTACCAAAACCTCATGCGAATCGTCCGTCACTATGCGCAGGAAAAAATCACTCTTGAGATGGCCCGCACGATGTTGTCCGCTGGATTCGGCTTGACCCCCGAAGAAGTGAACACCCTATTGGGCGTGCAGGAGCAGGCGTTTTCCGAGCCTATGTGGGGCGAGGAGGACACCGAGGACTACGGATGGGGGGAAGAAGAGTTCAAGGTCTTGGAGGTGGTCGCAAGCAAGTTTGGGAGCAGTTCGGACGACTATGTGGTCATGCACTCCAAGCCAATGCGGTTTGACACCGACTTAGACGACCAAGTGCGTCAAGCCTTCGCTGAACTGGGGGAGGAAGAAAAGGAACTTGACGAGAAAATCGAAAAGTACCGCAAGAAGAATCGGGACGCATCGGTGGAAGAAATGGCCAAGGAGTTCGGGGTCAGCAAGGCCAAAGTCGCCAAGCGTGTGGCCTACTTGATTACAAAAGACCGTTACCCCATCGCAAGGGCCGTGGACCAAATCGCCAAGGAAGGAGCCAAGCCAACGGATGAACCCGTGCTGGAAGTGAGGTACAAGTATTCTTGGGCCGCTGGATTCAGCAACAAGGACAAACGGACCAGCCGTGAGTTCTGCAAGGTCATGTTGGACTTGGCTGACCAAGGGAAGGTTTACACACGGGACGATATCAACGGCATCTCCAACATCATGGGATATAGCGTTTGGAATCGCAGAGGCGGTTGGTATCACACGGCCAGCGGAGTGAACCGCCCCCAATGCCGCCATGTATGGGAGCAGCAGTTGGTAATCCGTAAGGGCAACAAAATTTCAAAAGCATGAAGGCACTATTCATAAGCGAGCAGACGCTGCTGGACAACTCGGTCATAAACGAGAATGTTTCCTTTACGCAGATACGGCCCACCATCGTGAAGGTCCAAGAGATGCGGATTCAGCCTATCGTTGGTTCGGCCCTGTACTCGGAAATGGTGGGGCAGGTGGTGAGCGGTACGACCACGGCACTCAACACGACGCTCTTGGAGGACTACATCCAGCCCGCTATGGTGCAATGGTTGTACTACGAACTCCCGATGGTGCTTGCGTTCAAGTACATGAACAAGGGCATGGTCCGCCGTACCAGCGAGGAATCTTCCCAAATGAGCATGGACGAGATTACCCGCCTCACCGACAAAGTGAAGAACGATGCGGAGTGGTACTCCGAGCGCATCACCCGCTACCTCATGGAGCAGAAGGCCAACTATCCCTTGTTCAACTCCCCGCCATCGGCTTTGGACACCATCTACCCCAACGGAACCAATTACAACACGGGGATGGCCTTGGACGCTCGGACCCTGCGCCGTGGTGCTGGACTTGACCGCCCATGGCCATACGACCCTTACTGCAACAACTGCTAACGATGGGAGCGCATTCAAAAAATATTCTGAAATTACAGGCTTATGTCATGGATAAAAATCAAGCAAGCACTCCTTGCGCTTGCAAATGCTCATCCGCAGGTAAACTCCTTCGGGACGGGCGACCCGCTTGCAATCGGGACCGACAACACGATAAACCTGCGAACCCCAAGCCGTGAGCGAATCGTCTATCCTTTGGTGTTTGCGGATGTTCAGTCAGCGAGTACGGACTTGGGCAGTTTGGCTCTTACTGTGGGTGTCTATTTCAGCGACCGAGTGGAATCCATTGCCACGATGGGTGGCGTGGTTTCAGGAAGCCCGACGCTGGGTTGGCAGGACAATGAAGACGAGGTTTTGAGCGACCAACTGCAAATCGCACAGGACTTCATTTCAGCCCTCACAAACGACCCGACGCAAGAGTGGACCCTAAGTACCTCCGTGTCGCTTACGAGGTTTGTGGAGAGCCGAGATGACCGCACGGCGGGGTGGGTGGCCACCTTGTCGTTCCAACTGCCGTACTCTCACTCCGTTTGTGAAATTCCTTCATAAGATACATTTACC